CTTGCCATTACTTTAGAGAGCTTTAATGAAAGCGGGTGGTAATTATGGCGATTAATTTTAGCGTACCATCAAGCCCAAAAAGAAATGTTATAAAAATCAGCGATTTCCTGGGTGTTGATTTTACAAACAGTGAGGCGAACGTAGACCCGCAGAGAAGCCCCAACGGGCAAAACATGATTCGCGATGTTCCCGGAAAAGTAAGAAAGTGCATGGGATATGAAATCGTAGCAAATTACGATTCACGCATTAATGGAGCGCACTTTAGGTACGGGGACGAAGATTATCTCATTCATTCCGGGACAGTCCTGTATAAAGGCGAGAACGCAATATACAAGGGCATGAATGATGCGAGAAGCAAAAGCTGGCAGATTGAAGATAAGTTGTATATTGTGGATGGGCTTGCCGTTCTGGTCTATGACGGTGAGACAGTTAAGCCTATAACGGAAAATGCATATATTCCCACACTGACCATTGCAAAAAGTCCGTCTGGCGGTGGCACACAGTATGAGCCTTTAAACCTTATCCAGCCTGGTTTTATAGAACTGTTTGCGGGAACCGAAGCGGACACTGATTATCAGTTGTCTTTTGACGGACTGGATGAAACACCGGTAAAGGTGGAAATTCTGGACGAAAACGGAGCGTGGCAAGAAAAGGTTGAGGAAACGGATTTTACTGTCGATAGAACACTCGGAAAAATCACATTCACAGTAGCGCCAGGAGTCAGCCCTGTTACCGGAGAAGATAATATAAAGGTTACGGCATATAGAACTGTTGAAGGCTACCATGACAGAATCAATAAATGCACAATTGGCGCAGTATTTGGCGTGAACGGTGCAACAGATAGAATTTTCCTTAGTGGCAATCCAGACTATATCAACTACGACTGGTACTGTGATTATAACAATCCGGCATACTGGCCAGACACGGCATATGCGGCCCTGGGAAGTTCCAAATCTGCAGTAGTCGGTTATAGCATTATCAATGACAGATTGGCCGCACACAAAGACGAGATGGAAGAGGATAGAAATGTAATCTTGAGAGAAGGCAACATTACAAACAACGAGGCCACTTTTAAGATTGTCAACTCTCTGCAAGGTGCTGGTGCAATTGCAAAGTATAGTTTTGCATACCTTGCAAATGAACCTCTTTTCCTTACCAATCTTGGAATTTATGCAATTACACCACAGGATATTACTGGCGAAAAATATTCGCAGAACCGAAGCTTCTATTTGGACGGGAAATTGCTGCAGGAAGAAAATCTGAAAGATGCATATGCGTGTGTATACAAGGATTTGTACTGGCTTTGCATAAACGGAGTTGCGTATATCCTTGACGGATTGCAGCCGGTACAAACAGACAAGAGTATGCCATACGCAACCAGACAATATGTTGGTTTTTACAGAACAAACCTACCAGCAAGAATTATTTGGACTGATGAAAAAGATTTGTATTTCGGAACGGATGACGGAAAGGTATGCAGATTCTTTTCTGACCCGACATTGTTAACGTCTTATAGTGACAACGGAAAGGCGATCCACGCTATCTGGGATACACCGGATTTTACGGGAAGTCTTTTTTATAAGAATAAGACTTTTAGACACATGGATGTGCGACTTGCATCTGCAGCAAATACATCTATCAAGCTATATTCACAAAAACGTGGCTTGTGGCAATTCATTAAAGAAGAGGCTAAAAAGGCGCGCTTTTTTGATTTTAACAATATTAATTTTGCAAAGTTTACCTTTTCGACAGACTATACGCCAAAAACAGTATCTACCAAGATAAAAGTAAAAAAGGTTGATAAGGCTCGTTTTCGCTTTGAGAACGATGAGTTAAATGAGCCGTTTGGCTTGTACGATATTGCATTTGAGTTTGTTGAAAACGGATATTATAAGGGGTAATTGATATGGCATTTACTAGAATTTCAAATACAGATCTGACTGGAAAACAGGTATCGGAATTGCAAGACATTCCGGAAATGAGCACAGCAGATCTGAAAGCCAGATTTGACATGGTTTCAAAAGATGTTATTATTCCGAAACACAACACTCTTGTTGACGAATTGGAAGCTGAAAGCGCATCTAACAATATCGGCGTAGAGGTTCCGGAAGGCATTGTTTCTGAGAAGAAATTGGGACCATTAATTAAAAGGATAGCTTCCATTTTATTGGATGCTGACAAAGCAAAGCATTCACATGAAAACAAAAGCGTGTTAGATGCAATCATTGACACAGAAAAAAAGGCATACGACAGACTGGTTGCGCTTTTTAAAAACATTACAAGTGTTTCTGATACTGTTTCTGACGACAGCGCAATTTTGCCGACAGGAAAAGCCATTGTGGCATATGTAAAAAAACTTGGCGCTGGTGATATGCTGGCAGCTATATATGACAAGGATGGAAATGGAGTTGTAGATAATGCTGAAAAACTTGGTGGTGAGCTTCCAAAAGCATACCAGAAGGTAATAGAAGCAACGCTTCAAACCGCATCCAAAACAATACCCGGTGCTATAAATGAACTTTTTAATAGAAAAGTAGAGGTAATAGATAATCTGTTAAGCACAGTTATAGATTTGCCGTTAAGCGCAAACCAAGGTCGGGTACTTGACAAAAAAATAGAGGAAGTATACAAAAGAGTTGTTTCGAACGAATCTAAATTCCCACAGATGAAGACACTGTGGACAAATCCTGATAAAACCGCAATATTTGGAGCTCAACCTATTATAGTAGAGGATCTTAGCAAATTTGATATTATTGGAGTTGAATATTGCTTGACAACCTCTTTTCCAGAAGAAGTTTCGACCGCTTTTGCTTCTTTTTCAAGCGGTGGAATAACTTGTGCCCTTGTAGGTGTGAGCAATCAAGGAACTCGCAAGGCTACTTTTACTGATAATAAAACAATTACATTTGATGTTGGTAAATATGGTGGCTCAACAAATAATAATGCTGGTATTCCATATAAAATTTATGGAATTAAATTCGCTTAGAATGGTTATAAAATAATTGATTATCTTTGCTTTAACATGTGAATCACTACAAAAAACCAACCAATTCTTTAAAGGCAGAAAGGGAAAACAATGACAAAAATCAAATTATTAGACGGCGCTATTCCAATGTAACTCATCAACCCATCCACATTATGAGGTAAAGCATATATGGATCAATACATAACACGCGCAGAATACGAAGAACACAATAAGCGCATGGAGGATGAGCACCAGCGTTTCAATAAGAGGCTGATTGCAGTAGAAGAAGAAGCGAAAACACAGACGCAGATCCTTCTTACCCTGGAGCGCATGGGCTCAAATATAGAAACTGTTACAAAAGAGCAGGCCCGACAGGGCGAAATGATTGAAAAGCAGGGCAAAGAATTAGAATCCATGAAAGAAGCCCCGCTCGTACAATTAAAAAATACCAGGCAAGCGGTTATCAATTCTGTAATCAACATTTTAGTAGGTGCAGTATTGGGGGTTGTTTTGTCTGGTATTTTTAGTATTTAGTCAAGGAGGTAAAGATTATGTTTAGGAACACAGTATTCAAACCGAGCGTAGATACTATTGAATGGTGTAGAAAAGCGGGAGTTCGCGCAGTTAAAACAATGGCACAGACTGCACTTTCTCTTTTCACTGTAGGTCAGATTGTATCCGAGGTTGATTGGGCTATGGTGGCATCTGCATCCGTGGTTGCTGGTGCGTATTCCATTCTTACGTCTGTTGCAGGGATTCCGGAAGTGGAGGAAAAATAAATTTTCGAAATGGTGGTGAACAGAAATGATTAGAAAAGGAACTACACCAACACAGAGTTTTGTTTTGCCGTTTGACTCTTCGAAAATTACGGCTGTAAAAATAACGTATAAGCAGGGCAATGATATAGTGTTGGAAAAGAGGCTTAGTGATTGCAGTATTGAGCCAGACAGAATCACTGTTAGACTTTCCCAGGAAGATACGTTTAAATTCGTCAATGCAAAACCATTGCAAATTCAGCTTAGGGTTGTAACTATTGGAGGAGATGCGCTTGCTACAAAGGTTTATCAAGAACAGGTGGAGCAGTCTTTGGATGAAGAGGTTATCTAAAGGGGTGATAATTTGTCTTATTCATTAGATAACGAAACGTTGAATTACAAAACATTTGAGGCGAAATTTGAAAATACGGAGCAAAGCACATCTGTTAGCCTTACGTCTTCGGGCAGTGAATTGTCGGTGGGTTTCCAAAAAAACGATGTGGAATTAACCGCGCAGTTAGATTTTGGCCAAAGCGAAAGAGAGATAGAATTGCAGGATGATTTGCAAGAAGTTCCTGCCGATTTATCCACAAGTGACACTGCCTTAAATGGAGATTTTGGTGCGTATCAAGAGTTTAATGTTGGGGGGACTTCGGACCATTCAAGATTAATAAACAGGAGCGCGTCAAATCAGC